GTTTTGAGCTGCAAAAGCGGCCATTGCATTTTGTCTAATATTATCTAAATTATCTTTTGCTTTACCGCCAATGGCCGGCTCAGAATTTGTAGCTGCTATCGATCCTTTCGAATCAGATAAATCTACATCTCCTTCCGCATTTAAGTATGTAATATTATTTATTTTTGTTACCGAATTTACGCTTACATTATCAGATATAGAACCTCCTATAGAATATCGTACTGTTAATGTAGTATTAGATGGTACAATACCATAAGTACTAGTATATAAAAAATTAGAAGGGTCTATAGCATCGGTAGTAGTCTGTTTTAAATACTCTAAACCTAATCCGACATTTTTAGGATTTGGAATAATTTCTTCATCATAATCAGAAGATATACCAGATCCAAATTGTAATTCTAAACGATTATCATCACGTAACCGTGTTACATATCTTCTAGGCGTTTTACGTAATTTTAAAATATATGGAACTGTAGATCGATTCGATGCTAATTCTGGATCATTATAAGGAATATTTGCAATATCTTCCATTATAGTATCTTGTGCTAAATAATCAACCTGGTTCCATTTATTTCCTACGGAGTCAGTTATATCAATAATGTTAATAACGTTTGTATCTGGCAAAACAATTTTATCGTACGGTTTAGGATCACCAAATGTAAATGTTAACGATTTTATATCACCAGATTCAATTTCAACTTGTTTTTTTAATAAATATCTTGCAACATTACCAGTCGAATTAATTTCATAGACTGATATATCAGGATCATCGTTAAAATCAACTGGGTTAATTGATCTAAATTTAACTCCTTCTTCACTTTCTAATTCTATATTTGAATCTATAGATAAAGCATACCGCATATCTGGTCTAGCGGAATCACCAGACCCCGATGCTACTACTAATTGAAAAATATCTAATGTAGATTTAGATGGTGAATTAAGTTTAGGTTTATATCCAAATAATTGTGATAATGCTAAAATATTAGTACTATCTTGTGCTGATGATAATAACGATTCTTGGAACGATTTATCAGTATAATACGATAATACATCTCCAACATATGAAGCCATTTCAATAAACATCATACCTGGAGAAGATTCGTTAAAATCTTGATATGTATCCGGAAAATAATTTTTAGCAAAGTTTATTAAATTTTGTCTAAACTGCGCAAAATCTTTATTTAAATATTTTACATCTTTTTTAATTAAATTTGACACGATTAATATCCTCCAAACGTCGTTGTATTAATTTGTTGTAACGACGTATTTAATTCCACGTCTGATATTTGTAAACTATTTTCGGATGCTATTACATTTATAACTAAATTAGAACCAATATTGGTAATTTGAAATTCAATTTGAATTATTATTGCATGCATGCTCATATTAGTAGTTACTATTACATCATTAATACTTATATAAGGTAACCAAAATTTTACATCTTTTATTAACATTTTTTTAATTGAGGCCCGAATATCTTCTGTATTATTTTCAAAAAGTGTTCCATAAATATTAGTCCCAAAATTAGGTTGCATGAGACGTTCACCTTTACGAGTTAATAGTAAATTTTTAAAATTAGATATAGCTTGATCTTGAGTAGTATATGTAGACATGAATACAGAATTTCCGTTTATACTACTAGAGGCATAATTTGAAATATTAGGACGTGCTTTACTAGGCGTATTAAATGGTAACGATATACCAATTCCTTGATCGGGAGTTTCATTAACAGGTTGATATTTGTATATCGGTCTAGCCATTATTTACCACGTTTTTTATCAATAGCCTGCATTAATGCAGAATAATCTTTTGTCATCGCATTAACCGTTGCTGCCACTTGTTCATTTTTCATATTAATTATTTCACCGTTAATACCTGTTTGAGGTGCAACGTTACCAGCCTTCTCCATACCAAACGCTTCTGCCATTTCTGATTTAAAATTCATCGTATTCCATTCCATTTGTTCTGTAGAAGACGGCGTTGCAGCAGTTTCATTTAATATATCATTTAACATTGAATTTTTAGTAAATTGTTTTTTAGGTCGCATATTAGCCATTTCATTCATACGCATTCCATGTGACATAACTTGTTTATGATCAGTTTTTTGTTCAGTTAATACTTCACGTACTGCACCTTGAACTTCTTCTCTAATAATTTTTCGTAATAACTTTACAAATGATTTTGAACTCATAGTATTATCCTTTTTAATAAATATGGATTACATTAATAATTGCTATATAATCTTTCCGGTTCCTGTACCGGTAGTAATCTTACCGTTTCCTGTACCGGTTTGTGCAGTTGATGTACCTGTCGTACGTACATTCGTTGATACAATACCTTCTATAACAGTTGATACAGTACCAGATTTAACATAATTTTCAATTGCATTAGCTAATCCTTTAGCCAAATCTAACTGTGCTTTGTCTCTATTTGTAGTATTACGTTCTACTTTTTTTAAAACTTTAACAATTTCATTTACTAATACTGGTTTATTTAATGCCATAACATTCCTTATTGTTTCATACGTTTTATTTGTGTTAATATTTTTGTAAATTCTACTATATTAATAGGAGGTTGTGGTCCTAATGATGTTGCGGTTGTCATTTTAGTTATAGCAGTTACTAATGCTTCTAATTGAGTTACCAAATTATCAACATCTATAGACCAATTTGGAGTAGCTAATTTAATATCTTTTTTAGATACTAATATTATCTCATCTTGCCGAGCATTAAATATTAATCGATTAGATGAAATAATTACTTGAGGAGTTGTATATGATGATACTGGTTTAGTTCGTAAACCTATTTTACGTTGAGCTAATTTTAGATTATTTATTTTTTGAGTTGAAGATAAATAAATTAAACTAGAATCTTTATCCGGATTTTCTATTGCAAAATATCCAGACTTTTGAGTACCATCTATACCACATGTTAATGCTATAAATGGATCTCCAGTCGATGTACCTTGCCATATAGGTTTTTGAGAATATGCAGATAAATTACGATGTGTACTCGAAAACCTCAACGCTGATCCAAATCGATCCTGTAAAATTGTATCTCCTTGATATGGTTGTATTGTAACAATATTTTTTGGTTCGAAAGATAATTGTTCCGGAACTTTATCTTTAATAGTAGATTTAATTCCACCGGTATTATAATTTTTTGTATTAATACGCGTATTTTGGACAAATGGTAAAATGTTATTATTCAATTGTCCATGTACATTAACTGCTGACATATAATACCATTGCCCAGTTTTTGTATTTTCAGTTAATCCAGATATAGTATTGAATACAATTACTTGTTCACCATATAATGGTACATGCAAGTAATTAGCATTAGCGGGAATCGCTGTTATATCAGTTGCGGTTGCTGTTGGTAAAGACCGTAATCTTACACGTACTGCTCCAGGTTGTAATTTTACACTTCGTTCATCTGTGAACTCGTCAAATTGTATTGGATTAGAGGTCTGTACTACTTGGCCTATCTGTAGATTGATGTTGCTTGGCATCTATCTCCTTACTTTCTACCTGTATTCGTTTAACTTCAGATTCAGCTTCTTCTAATAATCGTCGACGTTCATCATCTGATAAACCAAATTCATTATCTTCCGATTCTTTGTTACTCGCTGAAACTAATCGTTGAACTACGGCTGCTAATTTTACTAAAGCATCATCATTTTTAACAGATACTTCTAAATAATCTTTTATCATAGGAACTAATACTGTCGCATCTCCTGTATTTTTTATCAACGGTTGTAATTCTTTAATTAATCCATCAATTTGTCTGGATTTCTTTTTTGAATTGTGATAAATATCACGCATTAGATCGGAAAAATTTGTTCCTTGGAATAACTCGAACTCTGCACTCATGATAATCCTTTTATATAAATATAAGAATTAAGGATTTGTGTTAATAATATGCCCAGACTTGGCATAAACGGCGTACATTTTCATATAATCACGTTTCATAACGTTAAGTACTTTGGTAATATTTTGAGTTTTTAACCCAGTACGTTCGCGTATTAAAATATACAAAGCCTTTTTATTGAAATTTTCTATATTTTCACGTATACGAAATATTTCTAAAATAGTATCTGCTACCATAATATCACGTTTATTAAAAAAGATAGTATTCATATGATCATCATACCATTCTACCCATAAATTTGTAAAATCACGTAAAGATTCTTGGTGATCATTTAATGATACTTCTGAATGAATATTTCTATTAGAATCTATTTCAGAAGTATCAGTTCTCATTTTTAATTTAGCGTAATTTGAGTTATTTTGTATAATAAGGTAATTTTTTGCAACTATTGAAAAATATGAAAAAGCTTTTCCTTTACCTTCTTGATACTTTCCTATTTTTTCTGTCAGAAATGCAACTACTTCTGCCTTAACATCTTCATATGGTACATCAAAATATGAAAATCGAAATGTATGATATATATTTTCTACTAATTTATTAAAAGGATAATTAATATATTCTTTAAAAACTTTATTTCGTTTACTTTGACTTGTTTCGTTATTATATGCTACTATGGCTTTATCTGTTATATATGTAAAATACATATTTTTTGTAGGTTTACGACCTCTACGTTTTTTAGGACCATTTAGTTCTAGTTCACGCATTTCCATGTCATGCCATTCATAAAATTTATCTACTGGACTTGATTTTTCCATTAAAATCCTTTATTTAATTCATCTATCATATCACGAAGTTCAGTAAATATAAATCCAGTTTCATCATCTGCTGCAAATGAACCCATACGATCGATTTGTTTTAATTTAGAATTAGATTCGTTCATACGCGATTTTAATGTATTAAAAAATTGATAGTATTCTGTATTTGAATTTTCTAATTCATCAATATATTCTTCAAATGCTTCTTGTTTTCGCATTTGATTATAATTTATTAATAAAGATGCTATTAATAGCATTGATAATATTATTATTGTTGTTATCATTATTTATCTCCAAATAAATCATCAAACATTTTTGTTGCATTAATTTGAGTTTGAGGATTTGATATTTTTCTTTTTGGTGCATTAACGGTAATTGGTTTATTATTATTCCAACGCTCATACTCTATTCTAGCCGCCATAGAATCTGCTTGGTGCATTATATAACCTAAATTTGTTTTTAGTTTTGCATCTGCGGATCGCGATATAAAATAAGGTTTATTTGATTCATCATATAATCCATCTGTTAATTTTATTCCTAACATTTCATTCCATGATATTTCTATACCATAATGTTGTAATAACCAAATAGATAAATCATTTACTAATGTAAATGGATTATTAGGATTGATTTTATATTCTTTACCTTGATTCTTTCTATGCCATTCGGAATCATTCCATTGGTAAACTTCGTTACCATCACCAGGAAACCCCATCTTACCGATATCATGATTTAATGCAGTAAAAATAAGTTCTTCATGTGTATAACCAGACATATCAGCTTCCATATCTGTCCATAAATCATATACTTTTTTTGCACATTTTATTACACGTAAAACATGTTCAACATAACCGCCAGCAAAGGCGTTATGGAAATGATTATATGAAGACGCCGGAGCCATGGCCATGCGGTCTTCTAAATCAGTATACATTGATAGTAACTTATCTTTACGTGTTCCTGTAAATTCTGTTTTAATGACGTTTAATAATTCGTCCCAATTCTGTGCTATCTGATTAGCTGTTAATTTCATATTATTTCATCTATTACGTTATACTCTTTTAATTGGTCCGCGGTTAAATATAAATCTGACTTCATATTATCTTTCCACCAACCTTGGTCTTTATTAGTTTTTTCTGCTAATATATCATATATAGTCTTTTCTATATTCTTTACGTTATCTAAGTATGCAGATATATCACTCATTTTACCTCCTAGGAAACTTGATGATTGATGAAACATAACTGTAGATCGTTTGCTCATCATTCTTGTACCGGTACCACATGATAAAATAATTGCTGCGGCTGAAAAAGCTCTTCCTCTACAAATTGTATTCACTTTAACATCTAATGATTCAATATAATCAATAATACCTAACATTTCATGTACATCTCCTCCGGGCGAGTTAATCATTAAATTAACAGGAG